TGATGCAGCCGTATATATTAAGACCCAAATAGAGAAAGAAAAACAAACACAATGCAAATCAATGACTACCAACAATGGACCCTTACTACATCCGTATATCCAGGAGCAGGAGAACACAACCTACCAGAAGGTATCTACCTTACCCTCGGTCTTGCAAGTGAATCTGGAGAAGTTGCAGGAAAACTTAAAAAGTTCCTCCGAGGGGACAAACCCGATCCCGAGGGTTTTCTAAGTGAGTTAGGAGATGTCCTTTGGTATCTTGCACGGTTATGTGATAACATTGGAATTACAGTGGAAGAATTAGCTGATTATAATTATAAGAAATTAGAAGAACGTAAAGCTAAGAATATAATCAAAGGAGATGGGGATACAAATGAACAACGAATTGACAAAGGGTAATAAATGAGTCTCTTATTAACTACACTTCTTTCTGCTCTTGTTCCTGTAGGGGTAGAAGGACTTAAGCAAGGTATCACTGCACTAGTGGGGGGCGTCAAGCCCACCACAGTAGCAGAACAAATACAATTAGATGACCAAGAGATCAAGCGTCTTAACGCTGTAGCTGCATTGGATAACCCAGGTGGCACTCCTTCTCAATGGGTCATTGATTTACGAGCCAGCGCTCGTTACATCATGGCTGGAGTGGTAATAGCAACAGGAGTCTCTGCTTTGTTTGTACCTGAACTAGACTTAGCAGTAAAGACTATTGCTTTTGAAGGTGCTAACATTGCATTCGGCTTTTTGTTTGGTCAAAGAATAGTAACTAACTTTAAGAAATGAAAACACTACAAGATTATATTAATGACTTAAAAGAACAAGAACAAACAACACTTATTGATGATCTTAATATTACATCTGAAGAGATTATTGATAGATTTATTGATAGGATTGAAGATTGTTTCGATGAGTTAGAACAAGACAATGAAGAAGAAACTGAAAACCAAGACATATAAGCAACGAGATAATGATGATAACTTAGGTAAGAAAACTTATCGTCTTAAACTACAGACTGACTTGGAATTAAAAAAGGAAATTAAAGAGTTTATTAATGCAAATCAAATTACAATCAAATAGATTTCCAAATGGGTGGACTACTGAATGCAAAGCAGATCACAGGATCACATTTATAAATCATAATTATCCACATGATATAGATGTAAGTATAATTAAATTATTTAGGCAATTTGGTATTGAGGTTTCTGATATGTTTAAATCTAAAGAACTTATATTAGTTTTAGAATTAAAAGAAAGACTAAGTAATAATGCAAATAAAGAGATTTAAAAATGATTTCAGTGAAAGAATCTTCCGACAGAAATATGCAAATGGGACTAACGATACATGGGATGCTCTCGCAGAACGGCTTGTGGAGGATGTCTGTGGGACTCGATGGGGAAAAGATCGTGCCCTTATGTCAGACGACGATAGACAACAGCTTGCTGAATACATCAAGACTATGCGCTTTATTCCCGGAGGCCGTTACCTCTATTATGCAGGGAGACAAAACAGTTTCTTTAACAATTGTTTCTTGCTAAGGGGTGAAGAAGATACAAGAGAAGAATGGGGATCACTAATCAAAAGAGCTTCTGATTGTTTAATGACAGGAGGTGGTATTGGTGTTGATTATTCGCGCTTTCGACCAGAAGGTAAACCTTTATCCCGTACAGGAGGGATCAGCAGCGGACCTATTCCGCTCATGTGTTCAATTAATGAGCACGGAAGAAACGTCATGCAAGGAGGAAGCCGGCGTTCTGCAATATACGCCTCGCTTAACTGGTTACATGAAGACATACCAACGTTTCTTAAGATAAAGAACTGGTCTGATGATCTTAAACGATTAAAGGAAAAAGACTTTAACTTCCCTTGTCCTCTTGATATGACTAACATCAGTATTAATTATGATGATAAGTGGTTGTATAATGCAGATCGTGCTAATCTTCATACGTTTGTTGAGAACTGTCGACAAGCAATGATGACAGGAGAACCTGGATTTAGTTTTAACTTTGGAAAGAAACAAAATGAAACCCTTCGAAATGCCTGTACTGAAGTTACGAGCGAGAATGATTCTGACGTATGCAATCTTGGCTCAATCAATCTTGGCAATATTCAAAGTTTGGAAGAGTTCCAGTCAGTCATACAACTCGCTTCCAAGTTCCTTGTTTGTGGAACTCTCCGGGCCGACTTACCCTATGAGAAGGTCTATAAAGTTAGAGAGAAAAATAGGAGACTCGGATTGGGTCTCATGGGTATCCACGAATGGCTCCTTCAAAGAAACTATGGATATGAAGTAACACCTGAGTTACATAAATGGTTAGAGGTATATAAAAATGAATCTGAAAAAGCTGCTAATGAACATTGTGATAGGCTATTTATTAGTAGGCCTATTGCTTACAGGGCCATTGCTCCTACAGGTAGCATCGGAATTCTGGCGGGTACTACTACAGGTATTGAGCCACTTTTTGCTGTGGCCTACAAACGTAGGTATCTCACAAATGGTACCAAGTGGAAGTATGAATATGTTGTCGATAGTACAGCAGACGCTCTTATAAAACAACATGGATTAGATCCAGACAAGATAGAAACTGCTTATAAACTGAGCCATAATTATGAACAACGAATTAAGTTCCAAGCAGACATACAAGATTACGTTGATATGTCAATCTCCTCTACCATTAATCTCCCGAATTGGGGATCAAAAGATAACAATGATAGCAAGGTTACAGAGTTTGCACAGACTCTTAGTAAATATGCGCCTAGACTACGTGGATTCACCTGTTATCCAGATGGAAGTAGAGGAGGTCAACCCCTCACAGAAGTAAGTTATAAAGAAGCAATCTCCCATCAAGGGGTTGTATTTGAAGAGAATGATATCTGTGAAATTGGTGGCAAGGGAGGCAGTTGTGGTGTATGATAATTAAAGTAACTACCATTGGTGGTTTTTGTATAGGACTAGAGTTCTTATGGCAACATAAGATTCTAGTTATTGATCTAGGAATTATTAGGCTTTACTTTGGAAAAGGACAACAAGATGAATGATTTTATTACTGAGCGGAATATGATGAATGACATGTGGTACGAACAACAAGATGCAGATATTGAAGTATATATGTTTCTTAAGAGTTTAGCATATGATGCTGGACTTCGTTAAGAAATGGGAAGGCTGTAAACTTGTAGCTTATCAGGATGGTGGTGGTGTCTGGACTATAGGTTATGGCACTACCTGGTATCCAGATGGAAGTAAAGTAAAAGAAGGTGATGTTTGTACTAAAGAGCAAGCAGATAACTGGCTTACTATAAAAGTCAATGAAATTGTTTTCTTTATCTTTAGTTTAGTTAAAGTACCTTTAAATGAAAACCAACTTTCCGCTCTAGTATCTTTTACATATAATGTAGGTGAGGCAGCTTTTAAGAATAGTACATTACTTAAACTTCTTAATAATGGGAAGTACAAGGAAGCCGCAGATCAATTCCCTAGATGGAATAAAGATAATGGAAAAGTAGTTAATGGTCTAACTAATCGTAGATTAGATGAGCAAAAGCTTTTCCTTAGTTAAAAAAAGAACCCCCTTGGCAAACAAAGCCTTGGGGGTTTATTTTATTCTTCTTGTTTAAATTTACTAAAGCCAATAGCTGCTCTAGTTCCTCTACCAGATATTAATTTATTATTCTTACCAAACATCATACGGATATGAAGAGGTACAACTCTATTGTAGATATCAGTTCCTATTTGATTCTGCATCTGTTGTTGAGTAACCCCCATCTCTGCTAGATCTTTAAGAAACTTTTCATTTCCAGATTCAACAAACTTAGTAAATAAAGAATCAATTTTATCTTTTCTAAACTTCTCCTTTTCTGTTGCTTGGAAATCCATTTGCTCTTGTAGTCTGTTCTTAGTTGTCTTAGTACCAAGATAACCAGCAAAGATATCTTCAGGAGTTTCAATCTCCCCAGCAGAAGCATCTCTACCAACAACCATATTCTCTGTATTCTTACCAAAGATAGTAGGATTAGTAACACCTGCTAGTTGTTTAATACCTTGACCTACGTGACCAGATGGAGCAAGAACATCAAAAGCTTTTTTCACTTCAGCTTGCTTTGCATCTCCCATAAGAGCTTGCCCTACATCAGCAATAGCCCCAGGAACGGAACCCGCCCATTGCATAAGGGGCATAGCATCCATTGGTGTATCATTACCTGAAAGAACTCCCATCAAAAGAGTAGGAAATGCTTCATTAGATCTAGCAGATACAGAGAGATCATATCCAGTAAGACTTGGTAATCCTAACATAATTGTATCTGATGTTTGTCTATCCATAGGAACAATACGTTGTAAAGCTCCCTCTTGATTAGATACTATATCAAGAATAGAAGGTAGTGAAAAGCCACCTGACTTCTCTTGCCATCTACGGAACTTCTCATAATCTTGGATGAAGGGTAGTCCTATAACACCTGTTGTAGCTATAGTCATTAATGTAAAATTAATTAATGGAAGTAATGTGCTTGGATTCTTTACCTTTGCATACCTGATCATGCCTATTAAGTTACCTAAGTTGTTCTGCCCAAATCCTTGTAGTGGCTGCATAGCGCGGCCAAGGAAACCCGCATGTGCAAAGACAGGAGCAGCATTAGCTTTATCATATAGATTAAGAGTCTCTCCTGTCTTTACAATAGCTAGATTACGGGCCTGCTTCTCACTCATACCTAAGTCTTTATAATGCTCATAGAACACACTGTAAGACCATATACGGCTACCAGATTCAAATCCTTTACCGGGTGCTTTAAGTAGTACCCCATCCTGTATAAGCTTAACAGGAAGACCTCTCT